GTCTAACGTTATATATAGACAATAAACTACTACCAATATTATATGCTAGCCAATACGCTGCATCATGATCAGACCATATTCTTTCTTTAACAAAGTCTATTTCCCATTTAGCTGCAACTTTAAATTTTGTATTATTAAAGTCATCTGTTTTAGCATACTTATTATAATCCTCTACTATCCTACTGACGGCTTGTGAATATTCTATATCAAATAAATCCTTGACAAGGTCTATTTTACTGCCGTACTTACCTGTTGAAAAATCTTTATACTTGTATTGCATTATGGATTTATCTACAAAGATACACATAGATGCAGTTCTCTCAGATGGATTAAAGATAGATTTAATCTTTATATCTTGACCCGTGAGTTTTTCAGGTAATTGTAAGTAATGTTGGAATACCCAATAACTGGGTACATTTGATTCACTTGATACTAAATTCTTTGTATTGAACATCTTTGACTTAATATTTAAATCAAAGGGGTGGAAGTCAACCACGAAAACCACCCCTTATCATTATTAATACTTACAAATCAAAGTCATCTCCAGCATTTACAGTTGTTGCTGGTTCAAAGTTTGTATTAGTATTTGATCCCTCTTTCTTTTGAATTTTTCTAACATGATCATTTTCATTGAATGTTAGAAGTCTAGAGTTCTCTTTGTTTACTGCTTCTAGAGGTACACCATCTTTTGACATACGTGGTAAGAACAAGTCAAGATTGATATATCCATCTTTGTTTTCCCATTCTCTACCACCAATACATGCATTAAAAAACTCACTGTTAGAGAATAATTTATTACACTCTACCATAAAGTCTTCAATAGTATTTGCCTCTATCTTATCTAGGGCATCTCTCTTGTTCAATACTTCACTTAGAAATATCATACCTTTCAGTACTTCATTATCTCTCTTGATTTCAATACCACTTGGTAGTGTAGTATCCTTGTATGGATACGGAGAGAACCTAATTCTACCTACCTGTCCTTCATATCTTGGACCGTTAGGATTAGCTACATCTTTAAGAAAGCCTTGGAAGTCTTTTCCTTCTGGCTCACCTTCTACATGCAATATAATGTTATATGCATCTGCATCATATGGTGTTACGTCAAATGTAATAGTGTTTATTCTAACTACATTGTTACCTGATCCCATAACTGGTTTAATTCTGCCATTACCGGCAGACATGTCTTTTGTACTTAACATACTTTTAAAATTTAATTAATTAATTATTATACTTATCTATGCATTCATTTACGTATGCAAGATCATTTGGAATGAATGTATCTTCAAACATTCCCATTGGAGACTTACATGTATTCTCTCCATTGTTCTGGGTATCAAACCCATAATGGTAAACTCCTTTATCATCTTTAACTACTTTTCCAAATAGTACAATACTAAAGAGGCCTTCAAGAGTTAATGCATTATCTATCATTTTACCTACAGTTTTTGCCTTTACTCTACGATTACCATTAATATCTGTTGAATCTTCTGAATGAGTTAAGAAGTATATAACAAGATCTTCTCTCATGTCTTTAGGCATCTTTGCAACTTGTGCAAGGTTTGCTGCTATCTGAGTGAATTTCTCATAACCTTTCTCATTTGCTCTATCAAAATATTCAAAGGAACTCATATATTGCCAATCATCAACAACTAATGTTTTGATGTGTGGCATGTTGTCATTTACATGCTTCATTGCTTTACTTATACCAGCAGCAGATGAAACAGCTACAAGATTACCCTTAGGGTTATCTTTATTCATTGTAATATACTTGCTTTTCCATCCTTTAAAAGGTAAAGGTTTATTAGCAATATTGATTATAACAGTTGATTTAGGATCTAGGTGTCTCATACTTGTAGACTTACCTGTACCTGAATCAGCAATAATTAAAATAGATTGTGCCATTTAGTTCATTTTGTTTAATATGTGATACATTGTTTTATTTATAGCTTGTAAAGAAGCATTGATTTCTCCAAGCACATCTTTAACAGTAGGTTGTTTTTTATTATCAGGGTCTGCTAAGTTAGCAAAGTCTTCTATAACTTTTGCTACATTGTCTGTAATATCTCTTACTACTCTTAATTCACTGACTGGTATCAAATGTCTTTGGTACCCTGATTTACTTTCTACAAGTTCATATTCCTGACGCCAATGGGCGTTGTGTTTATGCAAATATAGAGTTCTTTTTGGATCTTCTGATTCATAATCAATACTAACAAACTCAGTGTACACGTCTTCATCTTTCTCTAGTTCACTAGGAAAGAAGCTGACATGCAGTTCATCTTTACCAGGTGGCCTGTAAGCCATCTTAGGTATATATAGAGCATCAGTTAAATTACTATCATCAAACCATTGCTGGTGTGTCTTACGTAGTATTTTGACTTTAGCTTTTCTTTCATCTGGTGACATATAACTTTTATTTTTTGTACTTATCATATAATTATTTTAAAAACGTGCAACTGACAGCTAGGGAGAAATATAAATAGGAACCAAAAGGGTTCTATTATCTTCTCTGTTGCTGCTCAGGGGTTTTCATTTCAGCTATCTCCATTTGCTCAAACTTAGCTTTGAAGAAGCTCATTCTTGCATCACCGTTTCTAGCTTTAAGAAAGTGTAATACAAGTGTTCTATCATCTTCTATGATATACCTATCAGGCCCATAGAATCTAATCTTTTGTTTTGCTGGTCTATTAATACCAATTAAAGTATCAGCATGTTGTAACATTGCATCTGAACCAAATATATCTGACTCAAGTACATAGTTACCATACTTACCATCAACAGCCCTATCAGGGTTATCAATGTTTCTATTCAATTGTGATATAACCACAAACAAACATGGATATTCACGCTTTGTTTGTGTAAAGAATTCACCTAACTCAAATAGCATATCTAAACTACTATTTTGATAAGGTGCTCTTTTAACAAGCATGGTATGATCCAATGTTATTATAGTTTTTGCACCTTTATGTAAATTCATATACATATCTATTTGATCACGCATTTGATTTACAGTCATAGGTTTACTTACTATATCTACTGGGTGCTTGACCCTTTCTTTAGCATAAGAATGACACTTATTAAGAATATCTGTTTTTAGTTTACTTCCTGCACTACATAATTCTTTATATGTTTTACCGGTTATAGATGAGAACTCTCTAATTGCTGAGGTTCTACCTACCATCTCAAACTGAAATTCTAAAACTCTGAAGTCATCTGCTGGATTAAGAATAAATGCTTCTCTTACTATCTGATCTTTAATAAGTGTTTTACCTGAACCAGGTCTACCACCTATTACTGTAAGAGTATTCCATTCTAATCCATCAGTTGTAGCATCATTAAACTTAGGCCAAGGAGTATATATAGACTTTTCCTCACCGGTTTGTCTACGGTACATATACTTAAGTGCTTCATTAAAGGCAGCGTATTGCCCTACCCAAGCTTCTTCTTTTTTTGCCATTATACTACTTTTTCTTTAAAGTGTTTATCCTCAGTATCCGTACCTTCTTTTATTAGATCACAATAATCTGCTAAGGTAGAATGCTTAACCTTATGTTTGTCTTGTTTACTAACAAAGTACTGGCTGGTCATCATATATTGATAATCTTTATCTCTATACTCATTTACATACATTCTTGTAGCTTTTATAAGATCAGCCCAAGTATGGTCATAAGTTTCAAAGAACCATCTAAAAGAACTACCTAATGCTTTTACATTCTGTCTAGCGGGTTTGCCACTAGGTAGTTTTTTTGCAGGAAAGATTTCTCTGTATTGATTTATCTTCTCAACAAAGTCTTTACCCATAAGTTGGATATCAGTTCTTTTTTTAGCCTTTATAAAGTAATTATCTAATTTTGTACATAGAAGTTTAGCTTCTGGTGTCATTTCATATATATCATCAGGTGCTTTTTTAAGCCATCCATTAGATTCAAGTATATGTTTATCTAACTCACTTGTATAAGAAAGGGCTACTTTTTGCTTCATTGCAAATAAAATAAGAGCCTGATTAGGTGTTAGCTTTTCAGCTAATATCTTTTGAAATATTTCCCACATGTTTTGGTTTTAAAGTTTATAAAGATACGAAATGCTTACCACTTAATCAAGTCTTTTCCTTGCCAAGATAGATATTCATTTATACGATTGAATACGTTTTGATGATCCCATACGCCTCCTTTACGATAGGCCGCACTGGCTGGATGAGATACTTCTATTTTATGTGCAAACGGAAATAG